GACCAGCATTTATAATATAAATTGCCGTTACAATACCAGAAGAATTGATATATGCTCTACCAATAGCAGTAACACCAGTTCCTGGTCCACTAATTGTTACGATTGGAGAAACTGCATATCCACCACCACCATTAGTGATGGAAATGGGTCCAATAACTCCATCCCCAATAGTTGTAGTAGCTTCGAATCCACTTCCATTACCACCAACAGCAACTATAGATGGAGCAACAGTATACCCACAACCAGGATTAACAAGTTCTACTCCCTGGACCTTATAATCCTCTTTAAGTCCATCACAATCGATTAGTCCACCAATCAGAGTAGCAATTCCAACAGCAGTAGTTCCTCCTGTAGGTGCAGAAGAAAAAGCCATTCTTGGAGTGGAAGTATACCCATTACCTCTATTGGAAATAGTTACAAATCTTACACCACCAGAAGTACAAATGCCACTAATAGTTGCTGTAGCTGTTACTCCCAATCCAACCATTGTAAGAGTTTGAATATACCCTTCTTGAGAGATATTATCATCAATTTCGTCTATACTTGTGTTTACAATTTCATCTTCATATCTAAAGAGTTCACATCTCAACTCATAAACATAAGTTTTTTGGAGCTGATAAAATGGTTTTTCATGTTCAACAAACTTAATTTCAAATAATCTATCTCCCAGAGGAAACCAAATTAAATCACCTTCTTTTGGCCTTGTGGATAATTTTATGTCTGGAACATTTTTTATGAGTGGTGATATATAAGTTTCAAATCTTTCTTTTGAAATAATTAAATTCAAATCATCTAATGGTTGAACACCAAATTTTGATAAAATACTTCCCTGACCTTCATATCCATCATAAGTATCAACATAAGCTTCTATTGGATAAGCATTCTGAAATTCGGATTCAATAACTTCCTTTATGACAGTTCTTTCAGTAACATATCTTCTTGGCAAATAATATACTTCAACTCCATACATGCGAAGTTGTTCATTAATCAAATCCTGAATTAATCCTTGTTCTGTTTTTGATCCCTGAAGAAAAAATGGATTTAACATATTACCCAATCATGTCCAGTGGTGGAAGTTCATATGTATTAGACATTCTTTCCATAATTACATCAAGTTCTTTTTGAGCATCATCGTATATTTGTCTACCATTTAGCTCAACTCCTCCAGGTAGTTTAACACCCTGAAACTTAATTAAATTTTGTCCCCATTGCTTTTTAATGAGGGATGTTAAATACATCTTCAAGAAAGAATCATTCCAAACTCTCGAATAGTCGTTTGGATCTAGTGTTCGATAACAGTCGATGATAAGATAGGTTCCGGCAGTGATCGAACCCCAGTCAATATCCAAATATAAACGGTCTTGTCTCTTATTAAATCTTATTTGTTTTTGTGTTGTTAATAAGAAATTAATATCTTCCAAATAAGTTTTCACCATGGCATAAGTCAAAAGTTCTGTAGAACCCCAATAGTAAATATCATTCAAGAATAACTGATATTTTACGCTAAACATATTATTTGTAATGGTATTACTTCCATCAAAGTGGAATATTTTATTAACACCAATTACTGAAGGTGGAATTTGAAGATAATTTCCACCTTCATAAAAATTAAATTGGGTCGTTAATCCAACATTGTGATTGACAGTTATAGTACTAATCCCAACACCAGATGTTGGTTTAGATCTACCTCTATTAATATCATCTTCAGTTATCTGATATTTTAAAAATGTTGGATATACCCCATCAAAATGTCTTTCTTGAAAAAATTGAATAGCATCATCAACTAGATCTTCAATTTGTTCATCAGCTACATTAATCTCAAGAACTGGAGATCCCAATTTTCTTTTGCAATAATCAATTAATTCTTGTCTAGTTGATGGTTGTGCCATTAGAATTTAGATATAACTTCTTGTTGTTTTAAATACAATTTAATATAAGATTTTGAGTAATTTTTAAGAACTTCAATATCATCTATACTATCTATATCTCTAGAAAGTTTTTCATATTCAAATAATTTGTTCATATCTTCAAGATGTATTTGATCTGGATTCATTTTGACAAATTCCTCAACATGTCTTTAATTTCGGATAGATCAGATTTGATATTATTAATATCATTCTCTAGAGATTCAATTCTTTTATTTTCTTTATATTTTTTTATATACATCTCCTCGTATAATTTATAAGATTCATAGTCCGTATTTATTATAGAATTATTTTGTTTGTTTCTATATAAATGATCTTTATTTTCGACTTTTATATAATTCATGTTTTATCATAGAGATGGTTTTTTGGTTGCAATTGCTCTCAATAAAGTCAAATATGGTGGATTTGCTTGATTTGTGCCACTCATCACAATCTTTATTGAGAATGCAGTGAAATCGGGTAAATCATCTACACTATATTCATAATCTAGTATTTGATTACTAGAATCTTTTATGACTTCATAATCTGCAGATCCATCATTTAGAGAAGGATTTATTACCCTCTTAATTCCATCTGTTCCAATTTGATAATTTGTATATCCTGGGAAAGGTTCATAATTTATTGATTTCACATCTGGTCTGAATATCCTATAAAAAACTCTTATGTCACTAGTATCACTTTGTGCTGCAGTTAATATTACTTTTATAGAATTTGCTGGAATGTTGAGATCAATGACTTTAGATATGTATACTGTTTCATTGGGATCGGAATACAAAGTTCTTACTCTATCATCATTTGCAAAATCAGTGACCGGACTATTAACTCTATTGGTTTTTAGTATTACTCCCATGTCAAGAGTATCTATTACTGGAGAAACTCTATTATCTTGAGTATTGAATAGTAAATCAAATTGTAAAGATCTATTACCAGGAGATGGTAAATCAAATCTTTCTTCATTGGTGCTAGAACTTACCAATCTGGGTGAATTGAAATAATAATAATCATTCAAACTAAAATCAGTAAATCCTGCATCTTCAAAAGAATTCTCATTTCCATCAACACTAGTTCCTGTAAATGTTCTTACTTTGGATGAAATATCAGTTTTCGATAGTATAATATTTCTTATTTGTGTTTTGAACATTTCAAATTGTACATTTTGTGATATACTAGTTCCAGATTCACCTGATTGTATCGTTTCTCTGAAATATAAATCATTTGATCTATCTTTTCCATCAGAAGAAGTGTCAATTTTTATAAAATAACTATCAAGATCGATGGGATGATTTGTCACATCAATATTTGCAAAGTTGTGAATTTTATTAATCCTTCTTAAAGAAATTCCATTAAACTCATACTTATAAACATAAGTTCCAGAATTAAATGGTTGTGAGAAAGAATCATCTAATGATCTTGTAACATTGCTTAAAAAGTTTCCAGAAACTCCATCATAAGAAATGACCTCATTACCAATTAAAGCGTATCCAATATTATCAGAATTTACAGGAAGTCCCTCAAAAGTTTCAAATCCAGAAGTTGATTCTAATTCAATCGTAGTATCGGTAGCACTTATATCTGATACTAATTTTGAATTGGTTTGACTTGAAACTGGTCTAAACTGACTTATTTTTACATAATTTTCTTGAGAATGCATGCCATGATTTATATGATTCACTTTCATATGCAAACCATCATAATAAGGATCCTGTGATATGGAAGTTATTGTCAGACCAATTCCAATTTCAGTAGAAATTCCAGAAGAGTTAATATAGTAAACCGTGGCCAATCCCACATTAAATTGTCCTTGAACATCCGATAACTCTAAAGAATTTGGATCCCCAATATTTTGAACTTCTAATTTTCCACCAAACCCAATATTATTTCCAATTGTTCCTATACCCAAAATATCCCCAACAGAATAACCAGAACCACCATCAGTAATATTTACTGTAGTTATTCCAGAATTTACAACCCCAATTGTTGCTTTTGCTCCTTGACCAAAACCATCATCTGAAGTCAACTCAACATTTGTAAAAGTTCCATCAGTATATCCTGTACCAACATTACTTACCAATGTGGATATTAAACTAGATCCTATTGATGTCAATCTTGCTGAAGCACTTTCTTGGGTTATTGATACTCCAACAGAAACATTAGAATCTAAATTAGTAGAACCTAAACCAACTACAATTCTTTTTGAAAGAGGTAAAAATTGATTTAGTCCAGTAACTGATATATTTCTACTTTGTATTGACGATTTGGTATTAAATAATCTCAATAGACCTTCTTGAGCAAAACTAGCTCTGTATATATTATATTTTAAATATTCTAAATTAGAAGGAATCCAAGTATATGCATTTTGAGATTTAAATAAACTTCCTAAACCAGATTTATTGGAGAATGTAGTACCATCTTCATTAGAAACATTTCCTAGTTCCGCAAGAAAAGCCTTATAATTGGTACTATTAGATATTAAGGTAATTGAGTATGGTTCAAATTGGGAAGATATTGGTGATGAGTTACTAACACTTTGTTGCTGTGGTCCACTCAAATATACTGGAGATGGAAAAGTAAATCTTGTAGGAATACTAGCATCTGCACTAATAGAAACTTGATCTGGGTTTAAAGTGACTTCTGAAAATGGAATAACTATGTTTCCGGGATTTCCAGCCACTACATTCCTCAATTGCAAAGTTATAGGAGCAGAGTCATCTTTATTTTGAAAGAAAACTTCGATTGAAGTTAAAAATATCCCAGTTTCATCAGGCACATAAAATATTTGAGATATTCCAGATAGTGATTCGTATGCTATATTCATTTTTTTCGGTCTTTATTATATATTTATTTGTTTAGACTAGAAAGGATTCTGTCTTACATCGTATTGTTCTTTACCTGCTGCAGCATTTCTAATCTCATCAAAGTTACTTGGATTAGCTCCATATTTCTCAATCACACCAGGACCAGCTACAACTACATCACCAACTGCTTTTGCTTGATTGATTGCAAGTTCTAATGCTTTTTCTTGAGACCATCCCTTTTCTTTCATTATATTTTCAACCAGGTTTCCAGTTACATAAGATGTGCTGGATTTTGATGATGAAGAAGATGAAGAAGAAGATGATCGAGGAGACGATGATGGTCTTTGGTTGATTGGAGTTTGAGGTGTTGATGTCACGTTTGTTTCAGTACTTATAGTAAATCTTGTTCCTCCGGTAGTAGTAACCAAATATGGTTGTATTATATTATAATTTCTTGTTGTAATAATATTTGTTTCTGTTATATTGTTTATTGCTGAAGAAGTATAATTACTCTCGGCAAAACTTTCAGAATTTGATAATAGATTAAAACTTTCAACATCAAGAAGAGTAAAAACATTTACTCCATTTATAAATTTTATATTTTCAAATTGAGATGCATCTGGAATAAAAAATGATCCGATTAATCTTCCATTTTTATCTGAAATTAATCTAACATTAGAAACTCTAGCAACCGCTCCTGAAGTTTTTCCTATTAAATTCATGCCAACAGAAACACATCCATAAAAAGATGTTTCTGAAGGTAAACCTAGTGAAGTCGTATCCACATTCAGAAAAGTTGAAGATGCAGAATAATCACTGGGCATCTGTTGTTGAGTATATGGATTTAAATCATAAAAAGTTTCTGGGGTATTATATCCCCCTGTTTTGTGATTTGCAGAACATAATCTAAAATATATTTTATTTTGCACAAAAGTAGAATCACTTTCTACAGTTTCACCCACTTCAAAAATCCCAGAAATCATTTCAATTTCTAACAGTTTCGGTATAATATAGTCGGATATACTAACCTCACTAAAAAATGGATAAAATCTAGTAGATGGTTTTAGTGAAGAAGCATCAAACTCAATATTTCTACTTCTGATATAAAAAACTGGTTCCGTATATTCTGAAATTGAAGTTTCACTACTTTCTTGAGTGGTTATAGAACCGGGAACCAAATCTACACTTTTAACTCCACTTACGACAGAACTATTAGTATTATTTTGCTTTGTTGGTGGAGTTGGTCTTGGTGATCTTGGTCTTGGTGATCTTGGTAAATTTCTACCAGTACCTCTAGCTGGTAATTTTGCAACTAAATTTTTTGCCATTTTTTATTATTGCAGTATTAGTATATTAACTATTTAACCATTATTTAAAATGGATTGTAATATAAACTAGTTTGTTCATTTTTAGCTGGTGGTCTGACACTAACTTTAGATGCATCAACTCCGTACTTTTCAACCGCACCCTGTCCCGCTACTATATTTGCTCCCGTTTTTTGTGCTGCCGCTAATGCAGCTGCACCATCTCCACCATACTTATCACGAATTATATCACCAGTCAAATAAACAGTTGGTTTATATTTACTTGAACTGGAAGATGATGATGAAGAACTACGTCTAGGTGAAGGAGTAGGTCGAGGTGAAGGTGGATTATAGACAGGTTTCGGTACATTGACATCAACCTTAACCTTTATATTTTGGTTTTGGATTCCAGTATTATTAACTATGTTATCACGAGCTTCTGATGAAACTGTGGTGTTATATGAATTTGTTTCATAATAAAGTTCATTATACCAACTATCACTAGATGGGAATAATTTTAAACTACCTTTCCAGAAGTTACCAGCACCAATATCATCAGATTTTGTTGATTGATTTTG